GTATGTGTTCCAGTTTTTGTTACTGCTACTCTGACATATCTGTTAGGTCCATGATAACCAATTGGATAATTAGCATCATCTTCAGCCGCTGCATCAATAGTCGCATAAATACCACTACTATCTACATCTGCAAAAGATACATACTTATTATCAGTAACTGCTAACCATGAAGAATTATCAGAACTATCTTGTAGGATTAAATCCCATTTGACAGAACCAGATAATGTATCTCCACTTTCACCAATAAGGACATTTATCATAGCACCATAAGTGCCTGCTAAATCTAATCCAGTTGTATTAGCAGTTGCTGTTGTTACCGCAGGGTCTAACACTTGTGTCATTGTTAGATTATTAGCTAAATCTTTACTCGCCATATTCTAATCTCCCTTTAAGATGATACAGTTTGAGTTCTAATCGCTTCAGCAATTATTACTTGTCCACCCAATCTCTTTCTAGCTACATAACGGATTGTTCCACTTGTTGCTTGAGTAAATGGGTCTCTAAGTATTGCTAAAGAAATTCTATCTACAATCATATAACCTCTGTTGAAATCTCCAAAGGCTACTGGCTTGTTTCCTGCACCTACATCTGGCATATCTGTTGCCTCAATGTATGGTTGTCCAAGAATAGTGTTAGGAACACCAACTTGTAAGCTAAATCCTGCTTGGAAAACATAAGAACCATTAGTATCTTGTAATTGTCTTATTTTACCAAGAGTAGATCTATTGAAAACAAATACACCATTTCTTGCATACTCTGTTTTTACTGCTGAATAAAGATCAATCAGACCATCTGCAGTCAAAGCAGATGCGGCACCACTATTTGTAGTTCCCACATTTGAATTCTGCATGAATCCTTCTGGTCTTCCTGCACCACTTCCGTTTACAAAAGCAGTTCCTTCAGCTACTGCAAATTGCATTGCAAATTCTGCTGAAAGTTCTGATTCCATATTGAAAGCTGAATCTTCGACATCCTGCTCTGTAATATCTACTAGAGCATATAACTCATGTGCAGTAATTTCTTCCATTCCATAAGTTAGTCCAGTTGTCTCTGATCTTGTGCCAGTTTCTGAAACAAATGCCGCAGAAAAAACACCAGTTCTTGTTGGAACTTGGACACTTCTATTAGAAGTAGTTCTTACTCTTGCAATAGTACGAATTGGAGACATTTCAGTTACTTTTTTCTGAATTTCCTCAACATACTCTGGTGGAGCAAGGTAACCACCTCCAGTATCGTTTGATACTGTGAGAACCTTGTGTTCCATCTCATCTAATGACTCTTTACCTTTTCTTAAGTATTTGTCATATGCCTTAAGTTTGAAATCAATTTCTTTGGTCTCAAAGCCTGCTTCTGGTCTTTTGATTTCAGTTTCAATTTTGTCCATTCTGTCGTTTAACTTCTTGGACTCCATCATCTCTTTTGTGAACTTTTGGTTCACATCCTCAAGCGCATCTAATTTTGACTCAATCTTTGAAAGTTTATCTTCTGTGATTGTATCAGATGAACCTTTGGACTCTAGTTGCTCAAGACGTTCATTGTTGGCATTTTTGAATTCCTCAAATGTTCTACCAAAATCTTCAATGACCCCTTTAAGCTCGTTTGAATCAGCCATGCTGACCTCCTTAGGTTAAAGTTACTTAAATTTTGCCATTAAACCTTTCATTGATTCAATAGCATCTCTTATGTCTAGGTCATCTCCAGCATCTCGCTGTTTTGAGATAGTATCAACTAGTGCTTTTGCACACACCTTACTTAATGAACGGCTCAAACCACAAACCTCTCGTAGATGGTCCTCCCAGTCACGAATAGTCCCAGTAATGGCATCTTTCCCATCCAGTCCTTTTACTGCTGAAACCCTTGCCTTGGGATTCATTGGGAAAGTTACTAGGCTAATTTCCATGAGATCAACTTCTTTTAACATTCTTCTTCGTCTTCTCTCATCATATTCTTGTTTTTTTGGGTCTGCTTTATATCCAATAGATAATCCATCTAAAGCACCCATTTTAAGAAGTTCATATGCTTCTCTTCCTTGTTGTGTTCCTAGAGCAAGACTTCCCTTTACTCTTAAACCATCTCCATCTTCTTTAATTGATTCAAACACACCAATGGGCATATCTTGTTTATGTTGCCATAGGAGCTTGACACCTTTTGGTTTTCTGCTCCTCAAACTTTTTGAGAAAGCGCCTTCCATAACGACATCATTTCCTAAGTCCTTATTACCAAATATTGATCCATATCCCTCAAATTTACCATAGACTTTTTTATCATCATCTTCATCATCATGATATGCTTTGATATCGCAAGGTAAATAAAAACTACCACTATAGTCTTCATCCTGCTCAAATTTTTCATCAATATTCATTAAGTCTTCCTTTCCTGCAAATTGATTTGAACAAACTGCAAACCTTTGGTTGTTCTCTGGAAATTCAGACCGCATTTTGTCATCACTCATACACCTACTCATAAATTGTCTTCTACTTTCAGTCGCATTTGGTTTTACTAATGGCATTTGCTCTATTTTATCTAGTATATCCTATTTGTAAATAAAAAAATAGTAAAAAAACATAAAAAAACGACAATTAAGGGTTGACAATGTGTCCAAGATAGATTACTTATATAATATAAGATTTTTATAATTACAAAACAAAGGAAAAAACAAAATGTCAAAATTGATAACAAAAAAAGAAATAGATAAATTAGAAGATCAAAATCAACATGGAAGAGTCGCAATTGAACTTGTTAAATCATTTGGATCTTATCAAGAATATTTGACCATTATGAAGATTTGCAGGAATCATGACAAAAGAGGATATATAGAACATGAAGAGCAAAAGATTAGAGATCAAATAATTTTCAAATACTATGATTATTCTAAATAGGAGGAATAAATGAAAATCAAAAAAGATAAAACACATTCAACATCTAGAAAATGGGAAAAGTCTTACAAAAAGAATTTCAAAAAGAAAAATAGACAATTTCAAAAGAGAATTACAAAGGAGGGTTTTTAATATGCAGATCAAAGAGAAAAATAATCAAGATGACTTTGTTGAAGCAATAAATCATGTTTTGACTTGCATTGACAAAAAAGGACTTGAGAATTGTTCACATGACACTCAAGTGGCACATGAAAGATTATTAGATCTTTCACAAAAACTAAATGATGAATATGTACTTTATAGACCATAGGAGAAATCATGGAATACCAAACTTTAATATATAAAAAAGACAGACTTACAAAACAAATTGAACTTTCAGTAGATGAAAGAGGAGGATCTAAAAAAAGTGCGATTAAAAATGCTTTTAATACTTTTGATTGTTTAGCTTTAGATAGAAATGAAATTATACTAATAGAAACAAAGGAAATATAAATGACTTATGAAGAAAAAATCTTGGACTATTTGAGAAAACATACTCAACATATGAACAATAATATACTTACATTTCATGCAGATTGGCAAAGAATAAAAAAACTTATCAAAGTGCAGATGAAGGATTTTTATCCAATTAAAACTAATAATGAATTTGATAAGCATTATAAAAATGCTAAAAATAAATTATTCAAAGAAAGACTTGGGGATTTTGTTGGGGGAGTTTTTACTAATGCATATAAACCAATTCAGAATTACTATTCTAAAAACGAATTAGATGCACTTTCTGAATAAAGAGGTATTACTCCAATACCTCATCATCTTCTTCTAAGTATGCTATTACACATCTACAGTTTATGACTTCAGAAGCACCACCTTTAGGATCTCCTGCATAACTCATCTTTTTGCCACCTATTGTAAAATCGTCATCCAATCCTATTTGTTGCCCATTTGCTTGAGCATGTGATGGTCTTGTTCTTTCATCATTATTACTTATCCATCTTTTTTGAAGAGTAGGCTCATTGAATTGTTTTGCTTGTTCATGAACTGCAAATGCTGATGCAGTATGTGTTTCTGTTCTTGAGATAGTTGCTGATCTTGCTCTTGTGAATCTTGGTCCAAATCTTTCAATGATTAAAGCAGTTATTCCTGCAACTCCTAAATCTGAATTATTTATAATTATATTTTCAATTATTTTT